AGGTCCAGTAAATCCTCCAGGAGCTGTGTATGATACTTTTAATATTATATCATTTATTATTCCTTCTAATACATCTAAAAGTCCATTGGGACCCCCTATCCATTCATCTAATTCATTACCTAAAACAGCTGGATCTGTGGGTAAATTTTTATCTGATTTTAAACCTAAATATATATTAGGGGTATTTATTACTAATTTACTAGAAAGATCAGGACTAGTATCAAAATGTATACTACCTTTTGTACTTAATCCTATAGCTTTATTAGAGAATAAAAGTATAGAATCCTCTTTAGCATTAAATAATAATCTATTAGAATCTATTATTACCTGTTTATCCTTATAATTTACTGTGCTAGTTGGTGTGTAAGCCATATTTATACTATTTTTGCATCAGTTATACCATGTTGATATTGGTTACTACTTCCAAATCTTTCACCATTATATAGATTATGATAAATATCTTCTGATGAAACTAATGTTGTTTTACTTCTATTTTGTGGGCCATAAGATATGTGTACCCAACTATTATCTTCTTTTTCTGGATATTCCCAAATTAATTGATCCCACGATAAATTTTCGTAAATATAATTATATAATTCTCTTGTAGGTAATCCAGGAATTCTTATATCTACTGCTTGACCATATATATGTTGAGATGTATTAGAACCACCTAATAATTTATTTAATTCTAAACATCTATATCCTGATGTTATTACTAAATTACTATATCGAGGTATATCTATAATTTTATCCACTACATTATTCATTAATAATTTTAAATTATTAATAATTTCAGATTGTGAAGGTGAACCATCTATACCGGGCATATTATTAATAGAATTATTTCGAGCCGCTGTAGAATATATTAAATGTTTTAATTTAAAATATTTACCAACTTCTTGATTTATATTAATTTCTGCCATAATTAAATATTTGTTTCAAATTCCGAACTTGCACCCGGTCCTTTTCCACCACTACCTGGATCAATATAAGAAGAAGGTAATTCAATATCATCAGTGTATTGTACTCCCCTATTTTCTACAGAATTTTCAGCTTCATTGGTAGTTTTAGGATTATCTTCAATTTCTTTTAATTCGGGTTTTTCAACTAAACCTGGAGTTACATCTGTACCTGATAAATCTATGTCTTTATTAGGTAAAGGAGTAGTTGTAGATTCGGGATCATTAGTTAATACTTTAGGAGATGATTCTGGATTTAATAAAGACTGTTCTAATGACTGAGGTTCTATGTATATTGCATTAAAAGATTCCATATGTGGAGACGCCTGTTTAAAATTTTTAATTCTTTGGTTTGAAGTTAAATATATATTAGATGCATCTTCACCTATATTTTCTATAGTAGGTAACCATCCTTTATTATCTAAATTAGATGATTGTCCATTTCTAATAATAGTAATAGGATCTCCTGTATTACCTACATCACTCCAACTATTAGGATTAGATATATTATTATCATTATTTGTAGAACCAAAGCGAATAGAATTACCAAATCTTCCCTCTAAGATCATATCTCCCTCATATGGTAATAAAGGTTTTATATTAGTTTGTTCTTTAAAATAATTACCTAAAGTTATAGGTGTATTTTCTTCCTCTTTTCTAACTAATCCACTTTCTGACTCTTTATAATTACCCACATTATTATTTGTATTAGATTTAAAGGGTAAAGCATTATGGTGGGGATGTCCCCACATGTTTATTTGAGGTAAGTAATAAGTTGTTTTAGTTTTTCCATCATATGGGTTATTATCATTAGTAGTTAATACTAAAACTATTTCATTAACTAAGGGATAATATTTTAAATGAGTAAATAAAGGAGTTGCTGATGGAGCACTTTCAGAACTAATATAAGGTAAATTATCATCTAAGTTTGTATAAAAAATAGTCCCTATAGAATCATAATTTCCTTTTTTTTCAGCTAGTGGGTGATTTATATCTAATATAATATCTAATACCCTAACAGCTTTTAAAACACTTTCTCCGCTTAAAGATATTTCCTCTCTACTTCTTCTAGATTTAACTATTGCCATTTTCTTCTGGTGCTTCTAATTGTTTAGGTTCCTCAACCGTTTTAGCTATTTCTTCCGTTATCTCTTGAAGTTGAGCCATTTCTTCTTCTGTTAATAACCCTCCATCACCTGTATTAGCAGTACCAGTAGATAAACGTTGTACTATAGCTGCCATTTTTATTAATTGATCATCATTTTTCACACTTATTTCCATATATTCTTTTATTAATGGAACTACAACAGTAGCATCACCTAATGTTTGAACTAAAGGTTTTAATTCAGATATTAAAGATGCTAATTGTTTTTTCTTTTGATTGCCATGAATTTCTTTTAATAAATCACTAAAAGATTTATCATCAAATAATATTTGGTTTAATGGATCCATACTATTTTATTATAAATATGGAAAAATTAGATTCTTACATAACCCGTTTCGGTATATTCAGTATATAATCTTCTATATAACTTTTTTAATACCTTAGTTACTTTGGTAATTACTGGAGTTTCTACTCCTGTCATTTCTCTTATGTAAATATAAAGTGCCTTTTTATTAAATATCTCTAAATTTTCTCTTCTTTTAAATAATATATTTACAGCATCACATACTTTTCTATCATGATCTTTTTTAAATAAAGTAAACATATTTTTATCTATATATTCTGTGAAATGATCAATAAAATCTTTTATATCTTTTTTTCTTTCATCTCTACCTAATTGACGTAATACTCCTTCATCTTCATCGGCTGCTAATGGGTCCGCCTTTATTTTTTTCTTTTTATAGTTGTTATTATTATATAATATAAGATAATTTTTACCTACTATAGAAAAATAACTAAATGCCTTAGAACCTTTTTCGGGTTTAAAATAATCTAATTTTTCAAGAAAAAAACAACAAACTTCATGTTTTAAATCTTCCAAATCATCTACTTCCGTATAGTAAAATTTAAATGTATGTATTAAATTTTCCGCTAGTTTATAAAAAGCATAATGAATTCTATTTTTATATAAATTATTTCTTTCTTCCTGATTAGATGATGCTAAAAATTCTTTTATAGCTTGATCAACATCTGAGGTAAAATATTGTTTTTTTGTTCTTTTTCTACCTCTTTTCTTTTTAACTTTAGGTTCCGGAGTAGAAGAACCGGTTATAGCCGGTTCTTTAGGTTTATCATTTGACATTTATTTTTATTTTAACGTAAATTCATTAAGTGCTTCTTGTATTTTTTGTACTTCTTTAAAGAAAAAACCTATTTGATCATCAGCATAAAATATACCTTTATCATCAACTTGTTTTAATCTAAGATCACAAGCTTCTATAGCTTCACTTTGTTTAGTTATAAAATCTTCTAATTTTTCATTCCTTAAAATTAAATTTCTAATTACAAAGAAAGAAGTGGTTATTACTATGGTTAAAACTATTAATAGTATAATACTAAGTGTTGTCATATTTAATCTTTAAAAAATGAATCTATAACATCTATAGTTGCCTTGGATAGATTCGGGTTGTTTTCTATATTTACTTTTTTAGCCGTTCTTAATGTTTTATCACCTTTACTAGCATTTTTAGGTTTAAATGACTGTTTTGGAACTGAATCAGTAGCACTATTCCAAACTTCATATTCTATTTGAGCAGCCATATGGTCAGCTTGATGCATTAATAATGGTAAATGAGATCTTAATTTAGTTTCTTTCATGCTAGACATAAAATAAAATTTATTGGATTCATCATACAAACCATCATGTATTTTAATCCCAATATATTCATTTTGAGTTACTTTACATCCTATTTCCTGAAGTAAAAATAATGACCTTTCGGGGATTTTCATAGCAGGAATATTAGTATTAAATTTATAAATTTGACCTAATTTATCAATATGCCATTGTGAATCATTAGGTTGATAATATTCACCTTCTTGTTGACCCATCTTACCTAAATCATGGAATAATGCAACAAAATGCATTTCTTCAATAGTATATGTGGATATATCACCTCCCATTTTTTTCCATGTTTTATATAATTCGTTTGCACAATCATATACACGTAAAACATGATCTACATAACCTCCAGCAAATGCTGAATGGTGCCAATTTTTAGCAGCCGCAGGCATCATCATTATTCTGTCCTGATATTTTTCTAAAAATGGGATTAATATATCGGTTCTTTCTTTGGATATATTAGTTTTTACTTCGTTTACATAACGATCCCAATTTAATTTAATTTTTTCTGCTGATAACATAACCTAATTTTTATTAAAGAGAACGTGTATTTTGAACTCCTCTAGCTCCTAAATTACCTGTTTGTGATATATTTATCATATTTTGTAGTTCTTCGTATCTTTCCTTTAATTCACCTTTATCCATAAAATCAAGGGCTTGTTTTTGGTCACCTCTTTTAATTATTTGATATAAACGGGATAAAGATTGATCTAACCTGTCCATTGCGTTTTGTACTTGTCTAGCGTATTGCATAATTTTATTTTTTTATTTATTATAATATACGATTTTTTTCTTTAATATCCAAATATTCCGTATATTGCTTATATATTTTATTACACCAAATCATATTTTCCTTTAACATTTTTTTACGATCTGGTTTTAAATTAAGAAAATTAGTAGTTTCTATTAAAGCTCCTATGGCTGTAATACGGTTTATTTCTTCTTTAGTACCTATATTTTTAACTAACTTTTTTAGGGAATTTACTTTTTCTAAGTATTGTTCTTTTTTTAATTCGGCTGCAGATTTTTGTTTTTCTAAATGATTTTCTTCTTCTATATCATTAAAGAATGACATAATATTAGTATTTGAACGGTCAATGTCTTTTAAAGTATCAGACTTTTCCATCCTTTTTAGTGCTTTATCTATATTTTTTGGATTATATTGATCCATAACCGGTTCGCGTTTCGATTTTTAAACCCCTACAGTGGTAGGGTATAGAAAATATTAGTATAAGCCAAGCTTTTAACCAAATGTTTTTGTAAAATTAAGACCCATAGCGCTTTGTGAAGAACTCATTTTTTCTAAAATATTATCATCATTATCTATTGCAGCAAAATCTACTAACCAAAATTTCATACTACCACTTTTCATAATGTTTACTAAATGATTACCGTCACCAGGTTTTCTTTGTAGTTTATCTTTTAAAAACTTACGGGCCATAGCTAAAGCTCCTTCTTCAGCATTATTAAATGATAATTTTGATTCTACAAAATCCAGATTGTTTTTTATTTGTTCAAATATAGGATATAAATCTGATAATTGTTCTAAATCAACATTACTAAATGAAACTACACTATCAAAAGCATCTTTTAAGTCAGTTCCTTTAAAATTAGTGGGATTAATAGTTTTATCTGTACCTTCACCACCAAATACTCTTGCTAATGTTGAGATCCCAAATATAGTACCTAATAATCTTAAATTTTCTTTATCAGCACCATATCTACCTATTGATATTTTACTATTATGAGAACCATATGCTTTAACTTCCATACCATTTCCATTAAAAAATAAATCGGGATCATCTCCTGCTCTACCCTCTGTAGCTTTTACATTTGAATTTGAATGATTATATAACCAATATAAAGATAATTCTCCTTTACCTACACCAGCAGTTTCAACACCTTTTTCAGTTTTCTTTTCTGGTTTAGCTTCCCATAATTTTTGCCAAATTTCTAAATCATCTGGTTTAACTTGTTCAGTATAAGTAGCTCCCCCAGGACCA